CTGCTGAATAGCCCTGAAGTGTTGCTGTACCCATTGGAATGATCTCGCGCAATGTGACATTTGATGAAGTCAATGCAACGGTGAATGAATACGGTGTCGCGCTGACGACTGTGAACGTTGCGCTAAACGGTGCTGGCAAACCAGTCACTATTACCGTTTGACCTGCAACAAAATGATGATCGCGCTGCGTGTAGAAATACGCAACGTTTGATTCTAATTTGTAGGACTGAATCGCTGAAGTGTTTGCAACCAGCATGGGCAAAATGACCGCCTCGCTAGTGTTGATTATTTCGTCCAGGTAACTGTCACTGTATAAGGAAACGGACACGCCAAGCACCGTACGCAATTGGCTTGCTGTGACAATGGCTGGCATGTCCGTTCCTTTCGATCTGCTGCGGCGAGATCGGGAGAACCCGCCGCATGATTAAGTGTGGCTATTACGCCTTGTTATTCTTGAACGCACCCGCGGCGATCTTTGTTGCGACTGCACCAAATGAATAAACGCCCACGGTGATTGAACCGTCAGCAGTTGATTCAGCGCGTAGTTGGTATGAGGTTCCTTCGTACCATGTGTATGCGTCAGGGTTAACGACTAGCAGTGTTCCGTCTCCGTCGCCGCCGTTTGTTGGGTCTACGTATAGGTTTAAGCCCGCTACGTTGCCAGTCAATGAAGTTGGCAATGCAACACCTGGCTGGTTGCTTGGTTGTGAAACTGCTGAATAAATTGGGCGACCTGCGTCGTTCAATGTCATCAAGTTTGACCACTGACCAGTTGAAGCGATCAAGTTACGTGCAAATGGATTTGCTAGTCCAGCAGTTGCGCCGTAAACGCTTGCTGCACCGCGACCGATAATTCCAAGCAATTCAGTTGCTGTTGGGTATGTTGCCACTGTTGTTGCGTCAAGTGACGCGTTTGAAATTAAAATGCCATTGACGTATGAATTTTGCGCCTTTGCCATTGCTGCAACCATGTTGCGAAGTAGTTCGTCGTAGAACAGGGGTGACGTGCGTGTAAGTAATTCCACGCTAAATTTCTGCTGACCCGCAAACTTTTTGACGTCCACTGACAAGAAGGCACTGTTTTGATCTGTATCTGAAAACGCTGCGTCCTCAGCAGTTACCGCAACCGTTGGTGCAACGGTGATCTTTGGAATTTCAAAGGTCATTCCCGCGTCAGGCAGTGCACCGCGACTGATCGCGTCAATGCTTGGACGGATTGTTGTAGATAGCCCGTTGATAACTTCAGTTAACTGACGTGTTGGAACAAGCCCAGCATTGTCAGTTGTGTTGTCTGCTGCTAATACGTATTGGCGCGCAGTTTCGTCGCCTGTTGCTGCTAGCACTTTGTTTTCTAGGTACTTTGCAGCAGTAATTTCAATGCGTGGTGTGGCTTTCCAGCCGCCCACCTTGTTGGATGTTGCTGTTACTGACTGTGCGGCTTCGACCGTTTCGACGGCTTCCGCTGGTGTAACGGTGTGTTCCACTTCGTCGTCCTTTTCTGTTGGTGTTACTTCAGGTTCGATTGTCGAATCTGAAACTTCGTTTTCGTCCTCAGTTGCCGCCACTGATTCAACGCGGGCTGATCTGATTGCTGGTTCGCTTGTTAATGCAACGGCTGTCAATTCACCTGCAAGAATTCTTACTGTGCCGTCCTTTAATGTTTCGTATTCGTCAAATGAAACTTCCACACTAAAACCGTCGCGCAAACCTTCCATGGCTTCAACCAGTGCGTCGTTGCCCGCAGTTGTTTCAGCGATCTTGAATGTTGCGTCAATTCCTGCGTTATCAGCTGACAATGATGTTTCTAATGTCTTTCCGATTCTGCGTGTGCGATCATGTTCAAGATTAAGCAAAACGGCAGTCGGTTCAATTGAACCAGCAGCAAATTGCACTTTGCCAATTGACGCATTGCCTGTTTCCTCAAATGTCACAATGCGACCGGCAATGGTGCGGCTGACTGAATCAGCAGCGGTGATTTTCATTGGTGTGATGACTTTTTTCATAACAGCATGTCCTCCTCCTCGCGGATTTCGTCGATTGACATTGCGCCAATACGATTCAAGATTTCATAAACCTGCGCGCGTTCGTATGGGTTACCGCGTAGGAAATCGTCAAGGTCAAACAAAACTTTGTTACCTGCTGGCGTAAAGTCTGGGAAAGATAAACGCTGTTCCAGAATTGACATGTAATTTCTAAACGCGAAGTCCACAAGGTCGCGACGCTTATCCAATGCGTTGGAATACGTAAAACTAGATTGTTGTGAATCGGTGAAGTATGCAGGCAAACCGCAAGCACGTGATAATTCAAGCGAAACGTAATTGCGGGCTTCATTCAGTTGCAAATTGCGTGGATCGTATCCAATTGTTTCCAACGTGACGTCAGCATTTAAAAATGCCGTACTTCGCGAAGCGCGCGCGGTTTTCCAGGCACTTAGCAATTTGGAAACGCGATCTGCTGGCAGTGATGTGCCATTTGATTTCAAAACCATTTGTGGAATTGGTTCGTTTGCAAAATTCATTGCTGCACGTTCCAATGACGCGGCTGCCTTGATTGTGCGACCTGCACGACTTAGCAAACCTTCCTGGGTGTTATTAAATACCACCAAATTTGCTGGGTCGACATAAGCACCGTCGATTGCGTACGACGCAATTTCATAACCCATGCCGTTTGTTGTAATTGTTACGCGTTCAGGGGCAATGCGTTCCATTGCGCGAATCTTGCCTGTATCTGCATACCGTTCCATAACGTATGCGTATGCAGCAGGGTGGAAAAATAAATCTGAAATGATCCAGCCCCAGAATGTTGCACCTGGGATACGTGGATCAGGTTGGTTAATAACGCGCGGCTGTGTGACCTTCTCGCCTGTTGCTTCATTGCGTGTGTGCATTGGTAGTGAACCAATTGTTTGGATAATTCCTAATGCACGTGCAACGGTTGGCACTGACATGGCTTCAGCGCGGGAGGCAGTTACTATCCCGCCAAATAGAAATAGATTTCCCACTTCGCTGTAATACGGCGCGATAGCAGCTGCGTCCACCTGTGCGGCTTCAACCGTGACGGCAGTATCAGCCTTACGTGCAAATAAATCAGTAAATCCCATGCCCGAATTCTTGCAGGCTTATACGATCAACCGACCATGATGTCAAGATCATTGTCTGGGCGTGTCGCGAAGTGTGTCGCGAGACTGACGGCGACTGCGCCGCAAACGACCGACTGTGACGCGCGCCTTCCTATAACCCAGCCGCCGTCCCCACGACGTAATTGCACCGCTGCCAAAACTTCCTCGGATAGTTGGCTTTGCCCCCTGTGCCGCAAACGATTTGAATTTATAGCCGAAAGCATCTCGTCACACGCCTGCGGGTAAGCGTTGTCCATGTCGAAAACGGGAATTCCCGCTGGGGCTAAACGCGCCGCAACCGCGCCACTGGTTTTGCGGCTGTATAACACGTATTCGGTTGGATACCTGCGGGCATAATCTGCAAGGTCATTGGCAATTGCCTTGTCATCTAACTGCAATTCGTTTGACCAGGTATGCAGCAGTTTGACTACAAACTTTTCGTCACCCAATTTTTGCGCCCCAACTAAACTGGCATGTCGGCGATCTGGTGAAAGATCAATGGCAAGCCAAGTCAGTTTTTCAGGGTCAAGGTCTGCGGTTTTGTCCAGGCAGTTACCCCATGAGGCTGCGTCCACGGCACTATTTATTGCCACAACCCACCTACACAATACCTCGGTCATCACAACGTCAGGCGGATCGTTCAAAACGCTTTTCACGTTGTCGGCATGGATCAGTGTTCCCATTGACGGGTTACTGTGCCGCGCGTTTTCCACACTGATTTCGTCGGTTGGTGCTGACCATTCAAAATAACCAATGTCGTCCTCAACGCCTGCAATGCTTGCAAGCGCGCGGTCACGGAATTGGTTCAGTACGACTGACGCGGAATCTCCAGCGTTTGTATACGCCATGACCATTGGGTTTGCTGCTGCCATAAGGGTATAGCGAAGCGAAGCAAACGATTCAATGTCAGTCATCTCACGTAATTCATCAAGATGAATGGTGGACGGTCGCGAAACGCCACGAGCAGCTGAACCGCCTGCGCGGACTATAAAACGATTTCCCATTTTGGTTTCGATTTCCTCACCGCCATGCTGCCAGCGAATTTTCTTGACCTGCTTTGCTAATGAATCGTTGGCTTCGATCACCTGAACCATTGCACGAAATTGTTCCAAGGACGTTGACAAGCGGTGCGCCGATCCAATTTGAAGGGTTTCATTCCACAAAAACAAACCGCCCAGAATTCTGATCTGCTGCAAAAACGACTTACCGTTTTGCCGTGCCACCACAATGCAATTGACTGGGGTTGCCCACCTGCCGTCAGGCTTGACCTTGTGGCTGTTAATAAGCGCAAATTTCTGCCATTCAAGCAGATTTATTTTCAAACTGCTGGCTAAATCGACCAATTCGTGCCCGCGTGAAGGTAAATCGTTAAGCGGCGTGTGAATTCGGGGCGTTTGTACGCCGATTAGGGCGTTTTGCAGGTCTGCGTCCCTACCCAAAACCGTTTCAAGCCCGTTTGAGGCTTCTGGGGGCTTCTGGTGACCTTCTATGACCTTTCTAGTCATGTTCGTGGCTTTTCGAGTCGTTTTGGGGGGAATTTAAACCATGAAGGGTCAGGGGTGTAGTAGACGTGCTAAAAAACCTACCCCCCTTCGCACT